ACACGCTGTATCTTCATCCTCAGATATGAGCAGTGGAACCTGAAGCATTTCCAGTATATCTATTGCGGTTTCTAGGCTTTCTGTCCAAATTGCTGCTTTGTTTCCCTGTACAGCGACTGAATACTTTCTTGAATTGCTCATACCCCTCTTCCCCCTCAACTATTATAGTAACCTGAGTTACATTTTGCATCCGTGATAGCTCATTTAAGTACTGAAGTATCTGACTTTTCCTTGTCAATGTTACTCCTTGTACCCACATCTCTTAGCACTCCCTGCTTTTGTATGAGCAGATCTATCAGCTCATCAATGTGTTTTCTCTCTTGCTTCGTAACTATCTTCATTTTTTTTACCAGTTCTAGCAGAAATATCGTCTTGCCCAGCAACTGGTATGGCTCCATCTCCTTTTTGACTTTGGCTGTGGCCATAGAATTCACCTCTTTCGTCAGCATCAGCACCGGCATGAAGTATAGCGGCCAGTGCAACACCGCAAAATACCCCGACAAAGAATATTCCAATAAAAGCCAGCATTTTACATTACCTCCGTATGTCCGGGAAGCTCCTTTTTGCTTCCTGGTGCCAATTCTGTTTTCAGTTTGTCTAGAAGCTCACGCAAGTTTTTATCCCCCGTTACTTCTGCTTTCTTCTCCCTGTTTTGCAGGGAGTTGTAAATGGCAATAAATTGTGCTCGGAAAACTCCGGTTTGTTCCACACTCATATCACAGAGATTAGACCAACCTATCGCGTTCTTCGCAGCTTCTACCTTCCAATTTGGATAAGTTGGCTCGTTGTACCACCCTCTTCTGCGCACATCTTGGTACACGAGCATCCATGCATCCTCGGCCTGCAGATCGTTGTTCTTAAACTCATTTGCCATTTCTCGAATTTCTGCGATCGTCGGCGGAAATTTGGATAATTTTGCTAGCATTTCCACCGCGTATGTAAACTGCTCGTTTGAAAGATCTTGGAGCAGTCGATACCATTGCTGTGAAAGCATCTTGTCTGTTGTTATTCTCTCAAATTTTTCATATATGCTTGCAAACACTGCGAGCCCTGATGCGAATACCTTAGGATCCAGCATCTTTTTCGGCCTCCTTCACAAAAGCCACTAATCCCTGCAGCTTATTCTCAAATTTTCCAGTTCCATTTGGCTGCTTTCGCTTTTTTCCAAACGCTCCTCGCTCTAAGGGCCCTAGTAAGTACGGAAATCCTTCAGACTGCAGAGCCTCAGGCTTGGTTTTTGCCATAACGGTGATAGCATTCTTGACTTGCGCGGGGTAGCATATTCTAAGCGTTCGCCTCAGCGGTTCCAACCAGCTTTCGTCAAAAGGTCCTAGAAGGTATTCCCATAAATCCACAATATCCTTCTCGCCACTTGAAAGTGTTTGGTACCACGAAGGCCTTACTTCTACAGTTTCATTTACAATTTGGTTGGTGCTCGCGACTTTGTCGCTTACTCCGTTAGGAGTAATATTATTATTATTATCTTCTAGTATTACTGTATTAATATATTTATTATTTATACTTCGGTCATTGATTCGATTATCACTTCGGTCATTGGTTCGGTCATTGATTCGATTATCACTTCGCCCAGCGAAGCAATCATATTCCGGGAACCAAAATGCACAGTACTTTCCTTTTCGTTCGTACGTAATAGTTCTCCTACTCTTGAGATCCGAGATAGAATTAGAAAGAGTTTCTGATGACATTCCAAGCACATCCTCAAGATGTCTCCACGAGAGCCTTAATGGACCTTTCCAAAACTGCTTATTTGCCCTGTAGATAAGGTAGAAGAACAGGGAAATAGCAGCCCTATTGAAAGGCCTCTCTAAGTGCTCCACCCAGAAAGCATCCTGTAGCTTGTATATATCCATATCCAACACCCCACTCAAGAAGCCCACCCCATTGGGGTGGGCAGCATTATATCACTATTGCTCTGTTGAATCGGTAACAGTAGAATTTGTCGTAACCTCTACCTCTTGCCAATCTGTTTCATCTGGAGCCAACAGCAATTCATCAGCATCGATGTAAGTTGTGCTAGCTGCTATTTTTGTTGTTTCATCAGTGGCAATTGCTCTTTGTACCTCTATCGACAGTGGCAGGTACTTACATAACTGCTTTAGTACCGTTTTTCGGGCCATAGCATCCCAATCGGTTACCCAAGGCCCGTTGTTAGGTCTTTTCGAGCGTTGGCGAATACTCTCAATCTCTTCAACGCTCATCACGTAGAACGAAAAGCTTCCATCCTTCATCCGAGCAACAGCATATGCTGCGATGGGCTCTCCTCGGTCCTTCAGAGCTGGCACGTGAGTTAGCTTAGGTTCCAAACCGTACTGATACTCAAACTTGTCATTCTTGTAAACGACGTGAGCATCAATCATTGACACTTGCCCGGATCTTCGGACAAGTTCCAAATATCCCTTGTAGCCAAGCTGGAATTGAACTTCCAACTGGCCTGTTTTCTTATTGTCATACGGAATGAAGAAACACTGGCCTAATGGCCCCGGCTCCAGACCAAATTGTGCACTGAGCATTATCGCCGCAAGAAAACTGTACTGCGAAGCTTTCAACAGCTCTGGGTTTCTTTTGACCTCGGTAACTACAACCCGAATAAATCGTTCTGCGTCAACTTGCTGTGGCAAGGCCCTTCTAATTTCCTTTTCTTGCTTCCTTAACAGGTCCAACAGTACTGGTTCCTTTCTTACTTGTGGTTCCTTACTCTCCTTAATTATTTCCTTTACCTGCTGTATATTTGCCATATTTACCCCTCCTTTATTGAAAATCTTCTGAAGTTATTTTCCTTTAAGTACTTCTTATATATTTCTGGTTGTTCATGTTCCAACAACTTCGTATCAAGCCTACTCTGCGATATGTTTTTCCATGAAACCTTGTACTTTCCTACATAGGCAATTTCATGCTCTGCCATTTCAGCCTTTAGCTTATTCTCCTTCTCTTCTTTCATCTGCTCGAGTTCTTTTATTTGTTTCCCTAAGGCTAAGATCTCTTCTACTGTGCTTTCATATGTTGGTAGTTCAATTACACTTCCTTCAATGGCAGTTGGGTACATGTACGATAGTATTTCCTTGGCGTCTACGGAGCCATCAAGTTTAGGAGGAGTTCTATTCTCAACCATTTGCCAGAATTTCTGCTCTTCCCTAATTATCATCTCTATCAATTCATCATCACGAACGAATTCCTTTATAAGCAGCTTCTGGCCACCAACTAATACTGCAAAATACGTAAGATCGGCACCGGTCACAGCCATGTAGTGTTGTGCCTGAATTATGTATTCTTGGGGAATCTCATCATGTTCCCATTCTTTATTGTTCCATGCTGCTGTCGTTTTTACTTCCAGGATTGCATTCTCTCCTACAACTTTTCTATCGATAGTTGCAATCATCCACTCGAACTCTGGGTGTATCAGTATTGCATTTACTCGTCTTACCGCCTTGCCAGTGCGTCGTGTAAATTCCTCAGCAACGACACCTTCAAGTATTCTTCCCCAGTAGGTTGCTTCACTGTCAACGTTGTCTTCAAGCTCTCCAATTTTCTCCAAGTACAACTTCAGGCGGCTTTTCCACCGGTTAAGTCCAATTGCAGCCGCTGCATCGGACCCTCCGATTCCATTCCTACGTTGCTGCTTCCACTCCTCGTATGTCATCTCTTTCGTAGGCATCCTATTCATATGCTCATCTCCCTTGCCCAGTTTACCCAAGTATTTCGTAGAGCATCACTCACGACGTCACATGCAATGACCCATTCCTCAAATGGAAACTTATGCACCAGATTGTAGACATTCTTACAAAAAAGTGGTATACTATCCTTTGGAAAGGTCATAGACCATGCTTGAAAAAGTATCTTTTTTACCTGCTCCCTCTTGCCAGGGAGCTTTTTTGTTTGCTCATCCAGGCTCCTTAAGAACTCCATGTAAGTTACATCCTCCAGGTTCTCCAGAAAATCCAAATAACCCATGTTTATCCCTCCTATCGGAATAGTGGCATTTCATGTGCCCTAACGTAATACCGTCCCTTCGGTTCGTACTGCTTCCAAAGGGTATTACTTTCCCTGTTTTTCAGTAATGTCTCATAAGCTCGTTGTGTGATTGCGGTTATAATCTTGTCCTGAGCTTGGTCAATCGCTTTGATTTTAGAGAATATCCGCTCAAGAAGGCCACTCGCTTCAGGATATTTATCCATCCAGCACTTAATTTGCGACATGAGTTCATCCTCTTCTTTCTCCCCTTTCTGGTACTCCCTCAATAGCAGTTCCTGAACTACTGACATTGACGCGACTGTGTCCACGTTCTCTGCTCATGCCTTCTCACCTCCACACACTCAAAGATAGTCTCAACCGTTGTATCTAACACCCTTGCAAGTCTCACAGCTACTGGTAGGGACGGCATTGCCCTACCCGTTTCGTAATGCCCAATAACCTTATTGGACACACCAATCAGTCTTGCCAACTCCATTTGCTTCAACCCTTTTGCCAGCCGCAACTCCCTTAGTGTCATTCCTTTCACCTCCATATGCACTTTTCAAAGACCTTGGTTCCCTTATGCTAACAATAAGAGTATATAACTTTATTTAACTCTTGTCAATAGTACCGAGGTAACATTTGAGTAACGTCAACACGTCAAATAGGTTAACTCTCATTTTTAGAGTATGCTGTTCTAATTACTGGCCACCAGTATAAGCGTACAAGTGTACGCAATGTTCGATTCAAAAAGAGCCCCCTCCGATTAAGAGGGGGCTAATGCTTTTGTATATTTGAGAAGGGGGGTTATATGGTCATCCAATTGTTGGGAATAGAATTATATACCCTTACCAGCTTGTTAGCATATTCTGGATCGGTTGCGTAACCCGCTTTTTGAAGTTCCTCAAAATACCGCCCTGGATTTCTCCGATTTTTCCAAGCCTCTGAATACCGTTTTGAAGTGGATACAAGATAAATGTATGCCAAAATCGAGTTCGTGTAATTATCGAATGTTTGAAAGTTTGCCGTGGTAGTTATGGATTGTTTAGCTACTACCTCTTGTGTTGTATAGCTCTTAGAGCCTTCCAAAAAAGGTAAGTCCTTCATGCCAAACATGTTATTGCTTGGTACAGATGCCCCCCAACCGGTTTCATGCGCAGCTTGTGCTAGTAATATTTTGACGTCTACATCAAACAACAAACGAACCAACTGAAAGCCTTGGCGATATTTTCGTATAAAATTTACGATATTCTGATTCATATTATCACCTTCTTAAGAGCACTTCGATAGCAAACGAGATCAAGGCGCTCGAGGTGAGCAACGCAAAGAATATCTTCACAAACGTCTTTCCAATCACCTGGAGTATCTTATCCTCTATCTTTTTGTCTAGGTAGCCATTCAGTAATCCTTTAATTTCTTTGACTTCCTCCCGAAGATTTTGAATATCCTCTTTCAATTCTTCAAGGAGCACTTCTGATTTTGCAACTCTTTCTTCGGTCTCTCCCATGTTATTCGCCTCGCTTAGGAGCGAACTTCGTAATTACATTCGCCCCACTGTATATTCCAAAGAGGGTCATTAGGGCCTCAATGAAATCATTGGATTGTATCTTGCCGTACCATAGAAGCACAACAAGGAGCACTGATAGAGCTATAGCAAACCAAAATTTTCTACTTGTCAGTTTTTCCATGATCTCACCTACTCACTTTACGAATAGATATAGTACACCGCCGATAGTTAATGCAGCCACAACTGTCCATGTAATCTTCTGTGCCTTCTGCTCTTCTAATTGTTTTTTCAGTTGTTCATTCTCTACTTGTAGTAATTGATTTTGGCTTGTAAGGTTCTCAACTTCCTTCTTTAAATTATCTATTTGTTCACGATGATTAGTGAGTAATGATTCAAGCTGCTTCAAGTAGTTCGCAAGCGTAATCACGCTTTCTTCACTCATGTAATAGTTGCCATCAGCATTCTTGAATATGAATTGTGTATTACTTGTTTCTGCGGATAGCATCGTTGAGATAATCAGCAGCATCATCACCGTCATTAAAATATTTCTTATTTTCAATTTCCTTCGCCTCCTTCTCTAGTTCTTCTTGCTTTGTTCGCAACTCGTTGGATTTATTCTCAAGCTGCTCTTGTGTTGTTTGTGCCTTAGCTTTCTTAGTCTTTAAAAGCAACCCAAAAATGAAACTTACAACAGCCAAAATTGCCCACCAGAATTTTTTAAGCGCTGCTACTATACTATTTAGTTTCAAGTTGTTTCACCTCCTTATGTTATTGAGCATGAAACTGTTTTTGTATAGCCTGCATATAGAGTAATAAGCACGTTTGCATCCGCAGTAGGTGGTAGCATTTTCTGCGTTGCATACGATTCATCAGTCCACGCCGGTATTGTTACATGATGCACATTCCGTTTATATATCTTCTTATTATGTGGGTCATATTCATAGGAAGCTGTTTTCATCACGTTCGGGATATGTACATGCCCAGTTATGTATATATCTGCTCCTACTACCATATCGGAGAAGTAACGTTGTTGCCTTGCTGTCCTTTCTGGAAATCTTCCGCCTGCAGTGCCATGGTGGCAGGCAATAACGTAATTTGTCCTGTGCTTTGTACCTCTGCCTCTGTCACCCGTCAAAGAAATGTCTATATGCAGGTTCCTCAGTGAGTGATTGAATTGTCATTTGACGACAGATATACGCCAGCTGCATAATCGTATGTGCCTATCTCACAATTAATTTGCAATCTTTGCTTGGCAGACAGTGAAAATAGGCAAAAGTAGTTTGC